CCGAGGCGTTTTTAAAATCGACCGTGGCAACTTCGTTGCTCATCGATGCTTCTTGTGCAGCCAGCTTATTAATACTAGCTGCGTTTCGCAAATCTATACCGGTTTTCACTAGTAGTCGATCGCGTATCACAGATCCAATGCCCTTTTGAACAGGCATGTTTAGGATCAGATCAACAAGAATCGCACGTTCGGTTGTCGCCTTTTTTGGAACAGAGGAATACACGCAACAGCCTGTATATACAACGCCTTTATGCAGCATTGCATACAACGGTGTTGTCGCGAAGAGACCTTCGATGGCCTCTCTTGCATCCCATCCGCACGTTGGTTCAGCATTAAGCTTGAACCTAGGGGTTGAACCCCCGTGTTTTATTTTTGAAACTGTCGTCGCGGATCCAGGACCGAACTTAAATTGTAACTTTTCCAGCGTGGGACACTCGCCTAGTATATCCTTAATAATATTCGCAGCAATCGAAATGATTGACTGTACCATTATCGGCTTTGCAGCCTTAGGGACATGTTTGACGACCCACTCTTTTGAGTCTTTCTTTTTAGTTCTAACTACAATGAACTCGCGACTATCTCGTAACTTTTTATTTGTTATAAGACATGCAAGCTCGCCTTCCTGGAATGTTTCCCAAGCAGCTAAAGCCGGTTTTACACCCTTCACTATCAGAGACGCGTTCTTTGAAAAAAGCGCCAAAAGCTGGCGAGCCGATGCGGCCTCAACAACACTTAAATGGGTATAACAAATCCCAGGGTGTTTTATAAAGAAGAGGACGTCTTCAGCATCAATAGCCTTCTGAAAACTTGGAGCGTAATGGCCACACTGCTTGACAAGAAAACTAGCACATGACCATAAAAAGGCCATATTTTCTTTGCTAGTCCGCTTATTGTAAAAACGTGGCAGTTTCATTTTATCTTTAGTACCTTCGTCTATCACAGACATCACCTACCTCACGGAGAAAGAATCACCAGAATCGCTATAAAATTAATTACAACGAGAAGTGAAAACAGGGTTAAGAGTAATACTACAGACGTTACCCGTTTACGGAGTAACTGAAACATCGTTCGGCGACGGAGGGGTTAAATCCACCAACGCTTCAACAATGTTGGCGTTCATCAAAGTTGACTGAACGAGAGTAATAAACTCACTTCTGGCATCGCTCATTGAGGAACCGGGCATAATAAAATCGCACCGGCCTTGCATCGAGCCTGACAGAACACCTACTGAATTCCAGTTTGGTCTAGTTACTAGCACCGAAACGCGATTCAATCCTTTAGGGGTTGATGAGGGTTTTATGGTCATGGTGACGGAATCTTGCTCGTCAGTCACGCCACTTTGTTTGCCTGTGGTTCGCCATTTAGTAATCAAACCTGTGACGATGTTTTTGAAGCTAGTTGTACCAATTGTTAACATTGTGTTAACCTATCATAAGTGCTAACCGCACCCAAGGTAGTCTTATCGACTAAAAAGTAATGTAAGTTTCCTTACGGTTTTTTGTAAGATTTACGTACCGCATCGTTGAGAAAAGAAATCAACTTACGACTAGTATCCTTACCGATCTTCGAACTAAATACTCTATCTAAGGTCTTTGCTTTTGACGACAAAGTTATCAGCACCGCAATTGAATTTAACAAATGCAATGGCGACATGGCCTCAGAAAAGGATATTAATTCAGGTTTTGGGACGGTAACATCATAAACTCTATAACGAGTAAATTCCTTAGTCTTCAAACCGGTTGGACAGGGACTCACCCAACTACATTTCGCTTCAGAAGCAAAATAAGTGGTGTAACCAAGTGTGACCGTTTTTTCGGATGCCATTAGCTTGTCAATAGGCATATCCCTCACAACACAACTTGCCTGTAAGGCTTGTTGAATATGTAGGAAATAGTCTACAAACCATGAAAATGGACTAACTTCCCAAAGAACATCCATCACATCACGAAGCATCCATTTATTTAGGAAATCCGTCCACGGTGTTTCTGTGTACGTATTTTTAAGCTCTGCAATATAACGTTTTGTGATTTTTACCTCGCAACTCGCAAACATCAGCGGAGTCACGTCGCTCAAATCTTCAAGGCTATTACGCCTAAGAATAATTGGGTAATCTTTATACACAATAATTTTACTGTGTGACGCACGAACTCTATAAGGAGTCTTGTCTTCGACCTCATACGAGGCCAGACCTTCAGCCAGAGCCGTAATATCACTAACAAGTGGCGCCATCCCGAAGGAGTAAGTCAACCAAGCATTAGCAATTTCTTTAGTAAATGATCCGGACATAAAAAGCCCCTTCACAGATCTAAAGGTACCACCCTCTGTTACCGTGGAAATAAAACCTTTATATAACAGGTTCTTCACGAATATCGAGAGGTTTTCGACGATTACTTGCATCATCCGCCAAGTCTTGTGTGACTCGCCGAGAAAATTCCCAGCGTTCAACTCAGCCTTGCGCCACTTATGACCGAGCTTATTCAAAAGCTTCAGTTCATCATTGGCTTCCCATTTAATTTGGGGGTATTGGAAGAAGCAATCGCCACCACCGTAGTACATTTGGCGATGCCAATGGTCACGAAAACTCATGACCACGGGGGGTTGCCCCTCCTGTACCACAAAAAGCGGTGTATCCCACTGCTCGTACGAGCCAGCGGTGTAAGCGTTACAAAAATTCGCAGATCCCCTTAAGGATCTCTTCTTCTTCGGAAGCTTACTTTCGCTTTTATAAAACAAAGCGAGAACATCTAAGTCCCATTGCCGTTTAGGAAACTTCTCAGGTGCAACCCATTCCCAAGGTGCGTTTTGTTTACGCAACCGGAGTTTGTATTGTCTACGAGAGAAACCTATATACTTCTCGATAGCAACTCTGCTAGGCCTTTTTGCAAGGCTTCGTATTCGTTGGTTACGATTAGAAGGTACACGAGTTTCAAAAACAGTGAGAGCCTGAATAGCGCGGTTAACCAAAACGTTATATTCTCTGTCAGCAGTCTGATCTGACTTGAATTTTTTGTCCAAGTAGTCCAGCCTGTAAGCGTAGAATCGCTTTTGATTTTCGCGTTTATATTTTTCATAGGCCTCATGTCGAGCTTTATACGATGCTGAGCGATTTATAAGGCGCAATGCCCGTTTAGCTCGTTGTCTTGCCTTTTTACGGAGATACGAAAGTTTTCGCTCAGTTAAGAGTTCACCCTTTCTCCAAGTATCTTCACCATATCGATAAGAATATGTGCTTGCACCAATGCGATAATAAATCATTGGTTCACTAGGATCATAAGGGTCAGGGTAGCCAACCAACTCACGTTGATCGGTTTCTTTACTTGTATAATCCATATCATATCCTATCTTTAAAAGCGTTAAATTGAAAGACTACACTTATAATAGCTGTTGGATCAGCAACTTATCTAACGATAAGCGTTCTAAGCGTAGAAGAAAAGAACTTCATCTAATGAAGCCCCTAAAGGTGGTACCGGCGTTATAGATCTGTTCGCATATAGCGACGTAGTGTGAGGGTCACAAACCTTCATTTCTTTCTATAGTTCCGGCTCGAATGTTCCCGAGAGGGTAGTTACTCCTTTTTGAAAAGGGCTCCGATGTGTTTACACA